GTTAAAATTAATGGATATTTAGCTTGTTGGTATGAAAATGTTCTTTTTTCCCCAAGTGATTGGAATCTTTCCGGTGAATTTATCACCCTTACATTTGGAGCATTGCAATATATCTCTTGCTCTGGAGCATCATTTATGATGACAAGTTCTTTTTCTCCTTGGTAGTCTTGTCTCAAGAAAGATTCGACTGCTTCAGGTAGAAGATTAGTTCTTCCGTATGTTGGGCAAATGCAGCTTACTCCAATCATGGCGGTAGCGTTGAAGATGTCGTCGTTGGCGGTGGCGGTGGAGTTGATGAAGTTGTTGTTGGCGGCAGCGTTGATGAAGTTGTTGTTGGCGGCAGCGTTGATGAAGTTGTTGTTGGCGGCAGCGTTGATGAAGTTGTTGTTGGCGGTGGAGTTGAAGAAGTGGTCGTTGAAGATGTGGTCGTACTACTAGTTGTTGTACTGCTAGTAGTCGTGCTACTAGTCGTTGTGCTACTCGTAGTTGTACTGCTAGTTGTTGTACTACTTGTAGTTGTCGAAGATGTAGTCGTGACGGGAGGAGGCGTGGTCGTTGTTGTAGTTGAAACAGCTCCAGGAGGAGTCCCAGATCCAATATAATTGACGCTTCCAATAAATTTCCCATCCTTAAAAGTGCCAGATAGCTCAATATTTGATCCGGCAGCAAATGGTGGACCTGAGTTATTGATACTATCCATCTGCACATTCGACCTTGGCAGATTAGCAATCACCGTTGAGGTGCCATCTCGGCTCACATTTGCGCTAATGCCAGACATTCCCCATGCCCAATTACGTTGAGCAAATGGGCTGTTCTCAGATGCAAAATCTCCGTTACCAGTATTAATCATTGAATAACCTCGTCTGGAGGTGGTGGAGGATAGATCGTGATTCGTTCCCTCAACCAAAGACCGTTGGTATTCTGTTGGCGGTCCTCAATGATGAACGGTGCCCAATCTAGGAAGTTTGTCGCTGGAAAAATCTGCGTAAAAGAATTACGATTTATGGGCGCTGGATATACGCCGACGCCTAAAACTGGCGTTTCTGGCTGAACCTTTGGAAACAAGCAGGTTGGATGCAAGCATCTCTCGAATCTCATGCTTAAACCAATGTAATTACCATCAACATCTGTTGGAACAGGCTGAATGTGGGTCAATTCACCGGCTGAATAGGCCACATCAGATAAAAACTGCTCAACCAAGATAGTACTATTATACGAGATTCCAGGACGGTAACGATACCTTGGCAGAAGCCTATCAGCCGTCTGAGTGTCTGGCCCATTGTTCACCACTTGCGGGAATCCAACTGCCTTAGCTGCAAACAAGTCTTCAAGCACGGAGGGCCAAGTGTATTGCCTTGTGTCGTAGTAGATGTTGAACGGCACCCTGCGTTGCTCTGGAGTTCTTGGCCTGCCAAAAAATAATGTGATGTAATCTGGATCTCTCTGCTTATCAGACTTCAGGTAAACATAGTCACCGTAAGCAGGGAACTTTGAAAGCATCTCACGTCCAACTGTCCAACCACACTGCTTGAATGAAGTTGGACGCGCACCAACAAGTGAGGCGCTTTGAGCAGAAATTAGCGTTGATCCATCTGGAAACACCAATTCAGGACCGATGTAATCCTGTGGAACTCGCACAGAGAACATAAACTCCTCTTCATGCGGAGTCGGCAACAGTTGGAAATTGCTAGCCATTAGACCGTTTCAGGTGGTTCGTTAGAGATTTGATCGCCATCTGCCCATGTGGCATACAAATATGTTGGTGTGGCGCTATTAGCCTGACGGAATCTCCAATGAGTTTTCTTGATAACTGATTGGCGAAGATCAGTATGGCTAATTTCATCAGAGATAGATACTGATAGATCAGTTGTTCCGCGAACAGAAAGTCCACCTGGATAAGAGCCAAATGTTGTTGATGTTACACCGCCACCCGTGAAATCAGATGGAATCACGGCAGCAGCGGCACCAAAAGGCGTTTGAGCGGCATAGGGAGCACCGCCTGGAGTACTGACCCCTAATCCAGCGAACAGATTAGTTGTATTACCAAAAAGATCTCGATACTCGCTAGACCAGACGTTCATGTCTGGCTGCGTTTGAACAAGAGTGCCCGCTGTTATATCCGATCCAAGGTTCAGCGCAGAGCCTCCTACTGTGGATGCAAGTTGGAAGGTGTTTCCACTCTTGTTGATGACGTAATAGGTGACGTTGACTGCCAAAGCGGAACCGCCAGTGATCACTTGGAAATAAACCGCATCTCCGTTAAATAGCCTGTTGCTGGCGATTGTCAGTTGATCCGATGAATTTGAACCAGTAACACCTTGGTAAACTGCTTGCACTCCAGTTAGAATGATCTCATCAATTTTGGAGAATTTCTGCCAGCGGCGGTCTTTTCGATAGAGATAAATGTCCGTTCCCATATTTTTTACCATATCCGCTTGACTGAATGGCGCAAGTGAGATTATGGTTAGATCGAATTCAAATAGGTTTTGCTCGTTCGAGGAGCAATCCTCCTACTGGCAAAACCACTAAGGCAGGGCATCTCGAACATGCCCTGCCTTTTTGCGTTTGCTGATCTAGTTCCGTAATACCTGCTTTAATGAAAGGGGATAGGGCGTTGCCCATCGGAAAAAGCTGTTAGAACGGAGGAGCGCATCGACTATCACAGAACCAATGCCTCCACTTTAAAAGACCCCGCAAGGGGAAACCACCCAACGGAGCATCGTTATTTGGAAACCGTGATGAAGAGTTAGGTGAAGGTAATCTTTGTGTCTGGACCCCTCACATGGCTCCGTACGCTGATAGAAATCCAGTTTGCCCTGAAAAGGGGAAACTGTGCCCGTTTCCTGCCATTTTCCTTATCTGATAATTAACTCACGCCGCAAACTCAACCGCCACGGACTAAATTTAAAATAACTACTCTCTTTGATTATGGAAACGACATACACCAAACCAGACAAGCCACTTGGCCAACGCGCCTATGGAAGCATCCCACACCTCCCTGGTTCGCGCCGTGGTCCAGCCGACAAGGGGCTGTCTGACCAGCAAGCGAAACTACTCACGGAGAAAGCCCGCGACCGTCACGACCTCATCACCGTTCAAGAAAAGCTGGATGGGAGCAATGTGGCAGTGGCGAACATCAACAGTGAAATCGTGGCACTGATCCGCGCCGGATACCGCGCCGATGGGAGCAACTACGAGCAACACCACCACTTCGCCAGATGGGTGGACAGCCATCGCCATCGCTTCGCGGCACTGCTGCAACCCGGCGAGCGGGTCAGTGGCGAATGGCTCATGGAAGCGCATGGCACGCGCTACAACCTCCCGCATGAACCGTTCGTGGCCTTCGACATCCTGACGGGAAACTACCGAGCCATAGCGTCTGATGTGGCGAGTCGATGCTCGGCAGTGGAGTTCGTCACCCCTCGCGTGATCCACGTTGGCGGAGCGTTGAGTATCGCGGACATGCTGGCAATGCTGGAACCATCCGGTCACGGTGCTCTTGAGGACGTGGAGGGCGCAGTGTGGCGCATGGAGCGCAAAGGAGTCGTTGACTTCCTCGGAAAATACGTCCGTCCAGAAAAGGTGGATGGGAAGTATCTTAATGGAGTCGGTGGGATCGAACGTGAACCGATCTACAACTGGCATCCTTCTTCGGATAACATGCAAACCGGACCAAACTTTACTGATGATAAACAATGTCACAATTGCATCCATCTTGGGCTGCTAAAAGGCCGCGCTGGCGTCTGTAAAGGCCACGTCTGTCTTGCGCCAATCACAACAGAACCACCTCAAAACAGCGAAGCACGCGCAAAATCTCCCTTCGTTTACGAAACTTAGGTGGATGGAATTTGCGAACTTTGGACTGGAAGCAAAATATGATGATCCGCTACTACCTCCTTACCAACGGTTCAATCTTTCGCTATCACGGCGTTATGATGCTCAAGAAGTCTGTATTCAAGGCAGTGACGCACTCATTCGCACTTGGGAAGAATAAAACCATCAGCGTCCTCATGCTTCCATTCGTTAAAGTTGAAGTCGTAAAAACGAAATAATTTGCATCTCGTTAAATAACGTGATAAGATTGGTGAACATATGAAACCAATACAAGTAAAAACTACGCAAGGTCAACGCTATCGCATCCTCCGAGAGATCAACTGCTTGAGTCAGCAGGAAGTCAATGAGCACATGGGACGTGCTTCCAGTTGGTGCTCGCAGCTAGAAAAAGACTGCTTTGAACTGACTGTTGATGCCGCATTAAAAATGGCAAGGATGTATAAAGTAACTCTTGATCAGCTTATTGGAGAAGAAGCGATAGAGGTTGTGTTGATGCCGAAGGTGAACGGATTTTGATTATCAATATGAACAACAAAATAGAACTGATCGAGGCAATCCATTCAAGCACACGCTTGAGGCTTTTGGACATTAATATGAAACGGATTTTCTAATTATCCACCATGAGAATGACCAATGACACCAATGAACATAGATAATACTCAAAAGCGGTTGAGTCCTGCCGCTGGTTATGTGAGTGATACGCCGCTGACTGACGAGGTGCTGGAATACTATGATGCTGCACGGGCAATCATGCTGGAGAGGCTAGCAAAAAGGCTGGAGCGCCGACTGACGGCTGCTTCCCTGCTTGTGACTCGCGCCCGCGCCATGATTGACGTTGCACCCGATGCCTCACCGTCTGACTGGCCAACGGGTCCAGAGATAGATCAACTTGTCGCCGATTGTGACGCATGGACTTCACAGAACAAAAAGATCAGCGACGACTGAGCCTTGGCGAAAAAGTTCGCTGCATCAAACGTTTGGCTAAGCAGCCCACAGGCCAGCCAACTGCTTGAATCTCTTCTGCAATGGATTTGGTTTGCCGGGTGTGTGATTTCCAGGCTTGTCGATACTTGAGAGGCCGTGCTTCTCACGGCAAAGCTCAATTAGAACGCAGGCGCTATCATAAACGTCCGGCGACTTACCTGTTCTGCGCTTCATATCGACTTTGGACTCAACCTTGATTCTTGATCCTCCATCAAGTGCCTTGTTGTCTTTGTACTTACGAACAGTCATCTCGTCAGCCATCTCCTTTGTGATGTTGCGAAGCTGATCGCAGCGAATCAGTTCTTTGCCACAGCCCCAAAGTTCGCTAACTCTGTTAGCATACCTTACACTTGATTTCTCACGATCCGCAGCAGACACAGGACGATCCGAAGCCTTGCCACCGAAGTCCACACGCAAAAAGGTGTTGCCCCACTTGCTCCACATGGCATCCGCAAAAGTCTTGCCACCACCAGCAGACGCATCAATTGCCACATCCTTGATGTCGATTCCATCCTTCTTGCAGATGTCTTTGATTTGGTCAATAAGCTGCGTAGTGCGGTCAACGTCGCGTT